TCAATTCTTTTCTTATGTGTTGGTGGTGTAATTGGATATCTTCTTAAGGAATATGTCTATGAAAGAAATTCAACTTATATTCCAACCCATCCAGAAATGTTTGATGAAAATGGACAGATCATAGCAGATGACATTCTTTCTGTAAGATTTGAAAATCCTGAAGACTTCTCTACCGAGGAATAAATAACCACATTGATTTGAAAAAAAAACTATGGCAACGTCTACAAAACTTCCTGCAAATCCATTTCTTCATGAAATACTTTCTTTGGTTAGTAAGCAAAGAACCAAAGCAAAGAAAGTTGAGGTTCTAAAAGAATATGAGTGTGATGCTCTGAAATCTGTATTGATTTGGAACTTTGATGAAACCGCAATTAGTGTAATGCCTGAAGGTGAGGTTCCTTATAAGAAGAATGAAGCACCATTGGGCACTGACCACACTTCACTAAGAAAAGAGTGGAAAAATTTATATCACTTTGTTAAAGGTGGAAATGACTCTCTGTCATCTTTACGCAGAGAGTCAATGTTTATTCAATTACTTGAGGGACTGCATCCTGATGAAGCAGAAATTATTTGTCTTGTGAAAGATGGAAATCTTGAGTCAAAATACAAGCTCAAGAAAGATGTTGTTCAAGAAGCATACAAAGATATTAAGTGGGGAGATAGAATTTAATGGCAAGTGCTGTGGTTGTACTTCATGAAGATTGTGATCCTGTAGAGGCAGATGATAGAACACTGCCTTATACTGCTTACCTTGTAAGTTATCTCAAGGAGGGTAAAGTTACATATGATGTGACTATTTGCAATAAGAGAGTTGATCTTTTTGATCATTACTATGACAAATATAAAGGAGATTTTATTAGATTTGATCAGACTGAGGGAAGAGTTAGTCCAAAACTTTGGAATGCAGGTAAAAAGAAATGAATGCTGACGAAGAGTTAAAGAATCAGATTAACTCCATCATTAGAGATGAAATTCAAGAAGTTATCAATGATTATGTTGATACTAAAGAAGAAGAAAAAAAATCAGGACTTGGATTTGTAGAAACTGAAGACAAATTAAAAGTCAAAATCTCTAAAGGTGAAGTTGATAAACTCATCAAGAAATATAAAAAACTAAAGAAGCAAGAAAAATCTAATCTTTCACAAGTAAAAAAACTTGGTTTATTAGACAAGAATGGTAAACCACTGAAATAAATAAAAAAAGTAATTTATATGCTTTCAACAAAATACAGGCTCAGACTTGAGTTTATCTGCTCACGTATTGCTAAAGGAATGGAAGTTCAACTTGATGATATGATTTGGGTTAATAAGTTAGCAAAATCAAATAGGTCTGCTGCTGAAATGTTGAGAAAGGCAAGAAGAATTGCTAATAATCCTGATATGCCAGAGGGTGGATTGGATGATTTTATGAATAAAATGGATTTGGGAGATCCAGATCCATCTAATCATAAATCTGGGTTTGATGGTGCTGATGATATTGTAGATTGGTTCAAACAAGATAAACCTGATGATTGGAGGCAACGAGATTAATGCAAGCACTTGTATATTCAAATGGTAGTCAAGAATCAGAAAGAGCAAAGATGGTTCTTGAAGCATGTGACCAAGAGGTGAGGGAGTTTTTACTTGGGGTTGATTTCAGTGATAAACAGTTTCGTGCAGAGTTTGGTAGTGAGGCAGAGTATCCTCAAATTGCAATTGGACTCAACCACAGAGGAAACTTAAAGAAAACACTCAAGTTTATGAGTGATACTGGAATGTTTTAGAAAACTTGACTATATAATAGTGAGGGTCTATAATAGACCTATCGTTCATCCAAGTGGTAGTCGTTATGCACATAGCGTAAAAATACGCCACTGGACGCAAGTAAGTCGCGCAACGGAACGTTGATCCCATGATTGAATTTTTACTCTATACTAATTTGAATTGTCATGATGCCTATGATATGATCAGTCGCATCAAAGCATCTGATTCTATGAGTAAAATTTCTAGGGTAGAAGTTATTGAAGTAATTCAAGAAGCAACACCTGAATGTAAATGGGACGCAAACGACTGAAGGAACGGGAAAACGGATCCTGCGTAAGCAGAGAAGGTTAATTCACCCATTCTTTTAGGAGTCACCACAATGAACACACTTACACTAATCAAAAAGCAAATCGAGAAGCAGTCTGCTCTGCACGATGCACAAATTCACATCACTAAGTATCGTGGTGTGGACTGCAAAGTGCATGAGGTAGGTGAGGAAACTCATGGAACTTTCTGCTATCGTGGTCGCACTTACACTAAGTGATTGACTTACAACTAAATTATTGTTATGATGGGAGGGAAACCTCCCATTTTTTTTATGGAAAAGGATAGACTTAAAAAGATTATTTCTAAACTTAAACTCATTGTAGATGAATTGGAATCAGAAGTTTATTCTGATCCACAGGCATATAAATATGACACACAATATGATGTGCCCCTCTCAGACTATGATGAGGTGTTCAATGATGATGATGGTTACCCAGATTAAACATGTACGAAGAACTAAACGATTTTGAAAAAGCACTGCAGCATTTTGGAACTAGAGTTGAAATCATTGCTGCAATGGAGGCATCTGGGAAATGTACTCAGGAAGATGCATATCAAATGATTAAGAATGAAGTAAAAGAAATGAAAAAAGTTCGCAAGGAAAGTAAAAAAGAATCATGAGTGTAAAATTAATTAGTGTTACACCTGATGCAGAGAAGCATATTGCTTATTGTGCTAGAGTGAGCAACCCCTCTAATCAGGGCAATGATTCCTTTGAAGGTCTTATTAAGTATTGCATCAAACATAAGCATTGGAGCATCTTTGAGCAGGCATTCCTGACCATTGAGTTGGAAACTACTAGGGCAATTGCGGCTCAAGTGCTGCGTCATAGGAGCTTCACATTTCAAGAATTTTCACAAAGGTATGCTGACTCAAGTCTTCTGAGTAAGACTATTCCTCTTCCTGAACTAAGACGTCAGGACACTAAGAATCGTCAGAATAGTACTGATGATCTTGATCCTTTTGTAGTTCAGAATTTGCAATTGCAGATGCAAACTTTGTTTGATTCATCCATGGCACTCTATCAACAAATGTTGGATAGAGGTGTGGCAAAGGAGTGTGCTCGTAATGTGCTTCCATTATGTGTCCCAACAAGAATGTACATGAGTGGTTCAGTGCGTTCATGGATCCATTATATTGCACTCCGAGAAAAATCAGGAACTCAAAAGGAGCATATGGATATTGCCAAAAAATGTAAAAAAATCTTTGTAGAGCAGTTTCCAACTTGTGCCGAAGCACTTGGAGGTTTAGATGTAGATTGGGTATTGTAATGTAGTGAATGTATAATCTGAACACATAAAAAACTCTCTGAAAGATTTTTAGAATGGATCTAAATATAAACACAACTGAGGTAACTTTATGCCAACATATCCTGTGATTAATAAGGTGACAAAAGAAACTCAAACATTGTCAATGACAATGAGTGAGTATAATAAATGGAGAAAAGAAAATCCTGATTGGGATAAAGACTGGAGTCAAGGGTGTGCTGGAGTAGGTGAAGTCGGTGACTGGCAACAAAAGCTAGTCAACAAAAACCCTGGTTGGAATGATGTTCTCAGAAAAGCATCCAAAGCCCCTGGATCCAAAGTAAAACCCTTCTAATATGCCAAGAAAAAGTAAGACTGGAATTGGAAGCACTGGTAATCCAGTGCCATTTGGAATGAGCAATAGAGTTATGAAAAGGAAAAAACCAATCAATCTTGACTATATTAAGAAAATTGAACCATTAACTGACAATCAGCAATCATTCTTTGATGTTTATGATAAAGATCAACATACAGTTGCCTATGGATGTGCTGGCACCGGTAAGACTTTTATCACCCTCTACAATGCACTTCTGGATGTCTTAGACACAAAAACACCTTATGAAAAGATTTATATTGTTAGATCTCTAGTGCCCACCAGAGAGATTGGTTTCTTGCCTGGTGATCATGAAGATAAATCAGACATTTATCAGATTCCTTATAAGAATATGGTAAAATATATGTTTGAGATGCCTGATGATAATGCTTTTGAAATGCTCTATGCAAATCTAAAAACACAAGGTACAATTAGTTTCTGGAGCACATCATTCATCAGGGGTACAACCTTTGACAATGCAATTCTCATAATTGATGAATTTCAAAATTTGAACTTCCATGAACTTGATTCAATCATTACCAGAGTAGGTGAGAACACTAAGATTCATTTCTGTGGTGATGCCACTCAAACTGATTTGGTTAAGAATCATGAGAAGAACGGAATCATTGATTTTATTCGTATTCTCAAGAACATGCCCTCATTTGGTATGGTAGAGTTTGGACCAGAGGACATCTGTAGAAGTGGTCTGGTCAAAGAATACATTGTAGCAAAAACAGAACTAGGTATGTAATGTTTAATCATATTAAAATTGATTACCCTACTCTCACTAGAGAGACTATTGATGGTGTTAGATACTATGACACTCCTGGTGGAAAGAAACTAGTATCTATCACCTCCATTATTAGTCATTACCAACGTGAGATATTCAGAGAGTGGAGGTCAAAGGTAGGAAATGAAGAAGCCAATAGAGTTACAAAACAGGCAACATCTAGGGGCACAGATATGCATACTCTTGTAGAGCATCATCTTTGTAATAATCCGTTGCCTTCAGTCCAACCACTCTCACAATACTTATTTGCTCAGGCAAAACCTACACTGGATAATATTGATAATATACATGCTATTGAGCAGTCCTTGTTTAGTTATGAACTAGGTGTTGCAGGTAGTGTAGATTGCATTGCTGAATATGAGGGTGAACTTGCTATTATTGACTTCAAGACAGCAAAGAAACCTAAACCAAGAAAATGGATTGACAGTCACTTTGTACAATGTGCAGCCTATGCTTGCATGTTATATGAGATGACTGGTATAATGGTAAAGAAATTTGTAATTATTATGTCATGTGAAAATGGCGAGGTTGAAGTTTATGAAGAATATGACAAAAGAAAGTACATTAATTTACTCTCAAAATATATTAGAGAATTTGTTGAATATAAATTGCATGATTATGCCACAGTCAACTGAAGACAGTATCAATAAACTTATTGAAAATAAGTTTTACTCTTCAAAGAAATTTGCTGAAGAGATAGAGAAGATTGCACATGACAATAAAGACATGTCATACATTGATGCAATTGTATTCTTCTGTGAGAAGAATAGTGTGGACATTGAATCAGTTCCCAAGTTGATGTCCAAACCCCTGAAAGAAAAATTGAAGTGTGAGTCTATGGAACTGAACCTCCTCAAGAAAACTAGTCATGCTAAACTCCCATTATGATTCCTAAGGTGACTCCTTTTGATGCCTATA